CACCGACTCGGACAAATTGGAACGGCCGCCCTGACCGTCACCTCGCCGCTCACACCCGAAGGAAACTTGGAACTGTACGCCGGCGACGACTACCGCGCCGCGGACGGACGCGCCCTCCTCTGGACCAACGCCGCCGGCACCTGGCCCAACCTCACCGCGGCCGCGCTGCAACTCACCGCCCACCGCAACGGCGCCCGCCGGCTCCAATTCCCCGGGACCGTGCAAACCCCGACCGGGGCTCAACAAATCCGATTTGAGCCGACCGCCCAGGACCTGCCCACTCCCACGGACGCCGCGCCGAGTTGGGAATACAGTTTTGCAATCACTGCCACGCTGTCCAACGGCCACACAATCACGCTGCAAACGGGAACCCTCACGCTCCGCCGCGCCCGCTGACAAAACTTTGTCACCCGTGACGCCACTTTGTCACCCGTGACGCCACTTTGTCACCCGTGACGCCACTTTGTCACCCGTGACGCCACTTTGTCACCCGTGACGCTATTTTGTCACCCCTGCCGACCGCGCCAAACTCCATGCTCACGCACGCCTTACGCCATTTCCAAAATATGCCCGTACACTACCCGGGCCCCATGTATGAATGAATGAATGAATGAATAAATAACATCCATCCATTCATTCATCACAACAAACGGACGCCATCCAAAAACCTCTTGACCGTGTCGGCAACACGCTTACACTTGCCCCGCGGTATCACGACCGCTACAAAAACGACGTGAGGCGTCGGCCGGCCAGCCGAACGCCTCCAAAGAGTCCCCGGAAGCAACCCAGGAACCCACCGCCGTGAATTCACGCGCCCCGCCTGCTCTTTGCTCGCCGCAATATTCGCTCCCGGCGAGAGCCCGATTGTTTCAAGTTTGCGTCACGCTGCGCCCTGCGCAGAAAAACGCCGGACGAATGCTTCGAACATTCGCCCGGCTGTACATCCCCCAGCCGCCAGCCGAGGAAATGCAAATGGATTCTACGCCCACACTCCGACCCGGGCAACCCAAGCCGCCAACCCCCCCCACGCCCTTTTTCCGTAGTGGGGAGGTGTATTTGTTGGCCGACCTGTGCCGGGTATTTTCGCGCCGCACCGTCAAAAGCTGGGAGGCCACGGGCCTCCGAATCATCCGCCCCGGAACCCGCCACGCGTTTATTCTCTCCGACGACCTGCTCGAATTGCTCCGCCAATGGACGCCGCCGCCCCGAGACTGACCGTATTCCGCCCCGCGGACCGGCCCCACTATGTCGCGCAATGGCTCGACCCGGCGACCGGCCGCAAACGGACCAAGACGCTCAAAACCTCCGACCGCCGCGCCGCCGAGAGAGCCGCGGGAAAACTGGCCGCGGAACTGGCCGCCGGACTCCAACCGACCTCCGCCACCTGGTCGGATATGGTCTCCGCGTACAAGGCCGCCAAATGGCCCGCCCTGGCCGCCGCCAGCCGCGCCAAAATCCAGACCACTCTCGACAAATTCACCGCCCAATGCCGACCCACAAAACCCGCCGGACTGAACACAACCACGCTTGCCGGCTTTGTCGCCGCGCTGCGCGCCGCCAATCGCTCCGAATCCACCATTGCCGGCCACCTGCGCAATCTCTCCACGCTCGCCAAATGGGCGGCCGCTCACCAGTATTTCCCAACCGTCCCACCCATGCCGCCGACGCCCGCGAACGTCCACCGGGCCCGCGGCCGACCAATCACTCAGGAGGAGCTCGACCGCCTCGAAGCCGCCGCCGACACACTCGGAGAATCTGGCCCGACCTGGCGCCACCTGATCCGCGGCCTGTACCTTACCGGTCTCCGACTCTCCGAGGCCCTGGCCCTGGACTGGACCGCCCCGCCAATCCGCCTGGCCTGGACCAATCCGCCAACCCTTGAAATTGACGCCGGGACGGACAAAAGCCGCCGCGCCTCGATTCTGCCGCTCACGCCGGACGCCGCCCAATTCTTTGCCCAAACTCCGCCGGACCGACGCCGCGGAAAGGTTTTCCGCCCGCTTGACGCCAACGGCCGCCGGCTCGAACGGCTCGACACCGTCTCCAAGACCATCAGCCGACTTGGCAAACTCGCCCGAATCGTCGTCAGTGACTCGCCGCGCAAATGGGCGAGCGCCCACGACCTCCGCCGGACCTTTGCCCTCCGCCTGGCTCCCCATGTCCGCCCCGCTCTCCTCCAACTGCTAATGCGCCACCGATCCATACAAACAACCCTCACCTATTACGCCACCGCCGACGCCCTGGCCTCCGCGCGAGAACTCTGGACCGACCTGCAACCCCTCGCGCCGGCAACTCCCCCCGGTGAGCCCCAAAACGTTATCCAAGAGACACCAGCTAACACTTTTGCTAACTTGACCCCCAACCCGAACGCCGACCAACAACAAACCCCGGCCGAAAACCGGGAAAATTGAATGACTCGGCTGGGATTCGAACCCAGGACCTACGGATTAAAAGTCCCTTTTGACGGCCGCCACCGTCCGGCACCGTCCGCCACCGCCCTGCAATACGACTTGCTCCACGCCACACACAACCACCCCGCGCCACAGCCAGCTAACACCCCAGCTAACATGAAACTCGAAACCGCTACCGCGCTCGCAATCGCCGCCGGCCTGGCCCTCTCGACCGTCACGACCTGGCGACCGACTCAACCCACGGCCAACGCATCGCCGCGCCCCAACACGCCGAACACTCTCGAGGCCCTGCCCCCAACGCCCGGCACCCCCTCGCCCTGGACCACATTCCACATCGACGACGCCGGTTACCATTTCGGCCCGCACGTCACACCGCTCAAATTCTGGTATTCCGACCGAACAACCACCGGGATCGAACGGACCGACTCAAAAATCCCGAACTGACCTCTCACGCAAACGATATGAACGCAACCACGATCAACGGAGTTGAAATCTCTGGACCCGACGCCGGACCAAATCCGCCCCTGATCTATGTTCGGATCGGCTCGCGCGGCGCCTGGCACCTCGCCGCCACCCAAACCCGGGCCCTGGTCGAACTACACGCCGCCACCGCCGGCCTCGAATACGTTCGCTATTGCGACGTCAACCAAAAACTCGCCGCAGCCCTGGACGCCTACCAAATCGCCCGCCGCGTCGACGCAGCCGACCACGCCCGCGCCATCGACGCCGCCGTCGCCATCGTCAAAACGCTCCGCCACAGAACGACAACGCCCGACCCAGTCTGAACACTGTCAACCCCCGCCGCTCGCTGGCGACCATTTTTTTCCAAGTTTTTCGACCGTACCGACAACGCGCCGACAACGCGCCGACACTGTGCCCACGCCGCAAGGCCTGTACACAGGCGCCCTGTACCGCCACCAGTTTTTTCGCTGTTTTTGACAAACCGGCAGTATCATGCCCGCATGAGACACGCCAAACCCACTCGACGCCCCACGACCTGGCCACGTGAGGGACTCGCCCGAATCACCGAGGCCGCCGCCTTCCTGGCCGTCTCACGGACCACGATTTACGAGGCGCTCAGAGCCGGCCGATTGTCAGCCGTGACGCTGGGAGCCGACAAAAGAATCCCCTGGCCGGACCTGCACCGGCTCGCCCGCACTCAATGACCGCCGCCCAATTGCTGGCCCTGCTGGTCGCTGTCGTCGCGCTGTTTTACGCCACGGCCAACTCCGAGCAATAAACCCCACGCCTCTCACCCACGGATGGAACATGCTCCGCCTGCGCCTTAACCCCCGCGCCAAACCCGACGCCTGCACAATCGACGCTTACGACTCCGCCGGGAACCCGGTGAAAATCACGATCACCAACGAAGACCCGGCCGGCCGCCACGCCATCGGAATCACCGCCCCGCCACAAATCCCCATTTACCGCCTCAAACACGCCCCGCGCCAACCCGGCCAAACCGACGCGCAAATCCTCGCCGAATTGTCCCCTGTCCAATGACCAACCTGTTTTTTCTCAGCCGCGGAGCCACCTGCAACCTGTACGACCCGGACCCGCAAACCTTTTCCAAAATTGAAGTAGCCCAGACACTCGCCACAATCAACCGATGGAACGGACATACCCCGTTCGCCTATTCCGTCGCCGAACACAGTTTAATCGTGGCCTCTTTCGTGCCGCGTCGCCTGACCCTTGCCGCCCTGATCCACGACGCCGGCGAAGCCATCACAGGAGATATCTGCCGGCCGTTTCGCGACGCTTTCCCGGCACTCAACACCATTTGCCAATCCTGGCAACTCGCCGCCAACACGTTTTTCCAACTCCCGCCATTGTCGGACCTGGACGCCTCCCAAATCGCGGCCGCCGATGACCTCGCCACCGTGCTCGAGGCCCGACACCTCCTCAACCAAAAACAATGGGCTATCAAAACGACGACCCTGCCCGACCTCGCCAACTACCCCTACACGCCATTCCTGTTCGACCGATTCTACGGAAGGGACAAGTACATCCCAAGAATTGCAGAAATCTGGACCGACGCCGTTCACCTGGCGACAACGGACACAGCCACCCCACTCGAACCCTATACGTCCCAACTCGCCGACCGCGGCGCCATGCTCGACTCGCTGCGCAACACCGCCCGCGCTCTGCTCGGCTTTTCGGCGGACCTTGATGTATGACCGACCTTTTCCCCAGCCGCCACCAAAAACAAACCGCCCTCGAGCAAACCGTCTGGCCGCTCCTCGCCGCGCCGCGAACGCAACGCCAATTGCGCCGGCTTATTTGGGCCCTCGAAACAACGCCGGCCGACGGCCGCACACGCGAATTACTCGCCGCCAAGCTCGAGGTAACCCCGCGGACAATCGCGCGACTGCTCCGCCTGGCCGAGACCGTCGGAGCCGTCCAGACGACGCCGACCCGCGGAGACGCAAACCGATACCGTATCGACTGGCCTGGCATCTTCCGCGCCGCTCGCGGCCCGAATCCTGCCACGCCCGCCGAGCCGCAGCCGCCAGCCGCGGCCGTCCAGACCCCCGCCACCAACCGCCCGGCCGGACTGTATCCCGGTGGCTGGCCGCTCGCCCTGACTCGCGACACGCTGCGCACTGTCGCCACCGTGCAAACCCTGTACGAATTCGCCGCGTCTCGAAATTGGATCGGACCCGAAGACCGGACCGGCTTTTTCGCGCTCGCCGCCGCAATCACAGCCGCAAAAAACCTGACCAACCCCGGCGCCGTCTTTACGCGCCGCGTCAAACAACGCGACTGGACCGTCGGCACGGCCGCCAACTGGGAACAAGCCCGCCAAGCCATCGCCAAACTCGAGGAGATCACAACCAAAACCCAGACCACGCCACTCACCACCGACTGACCGCCCCTCACCCCTTCCCCCCGGCTCCCATGAAATACCTGACCACGCTCGCCACGCTGCTCGCTTTCCTCTCCACGGCCGCCAACGCCCAGACCGCCACAACGCTCGCCGTTTTGCGCTCTGACTTCGCTGAACTCACCGACCTCCGGAACTCCACCGCCCAAACCCTCGCCGCGACGCCATTCGCCTCCGACCTGCGCCGCCAATTGGCTCTCCGCCAAGCTGCCACGCACATCACCACCGCATCAGACCACCTGACCGCCGCCGCCCAGAAAATCGCCGCCTGCGCCGACGCCCTCGCCGCGTACGACTTTGCTCGAACGCGCAACCCTCCGCTCGCCGCTCAAATCGCGGACGTTTACGACCAACTCCACACGAGCGCCGGCGAATCACTCGACGCCGCCCAAACCGAATTGCTCGCCGCGGAAGCCATCTTGACGACGCTCAACCCACTGCCATGACCCAACTCACAATTACCACGCCCTATCCTGCCGGAGCGCTCTGGCCCAACTAGAAACCCAAACAACATGAGCCCAATTTACCAAATCGTCGCGACGGACTCGAAGGCCACCATGTGGCCGGCTCAGACAATCGCAACAATCATTGACCACCTCGCCGCCGTCGAAAACGACCTGCGAGACCTCGACCGCATCGCGACGACTCACAAACCACGTGACGACTTCACCCGAGCAGCCACCGGAACCGCATATGTCTGTGCAAATCGTCTCAAAAGTATCCAAAACCGCCTTGCAACAATCATTTTCCCCAAGCCAAACGACCTGCCGAACCCCACAGCAACAGAAGACCAATTAACAACAGCAACTAAAATGCTCTCGAAGCTTGCCACGAGCACGCTCAATTTTCATACGGGAAACTACAACGACCGCCAACAACTCGCAGTTTTAGCCACGACCTGGCTCATTTCCATCGGTGCAAACCACCTAAACCCACCACCGCCCGCGGAAATCACAGACGAGACTAACCTGAACCAATGAAACCACTCACAATCACCACGCCGTATCCTGCCGGAGCGCTCTGGCCCAACAAGCGCCCCCACTGGACACGCCGCGCCCGGCTAGTCAAAACCCAACGCTTTGCCGCCGCGCTCGCGACTCGAACCGCGATTGCCGCACGACCGACGGACGACCCCTGGCAAACGCTCGACTCTGCAACACTCTCCATCTGCCTGCACTGCCCCGCCCAGGCCCCGGACCCCGACAACGCAATCGCGGCCCTCAAATCGACAATCGACGGCCTGGTCGACGGGGGAGCCCTGACCGACGACAAACATTTACGCCTCATTCTGGAGGCCGTACTGCCGAAATCGACCTGGTCCCGGCCATTCCGACCGACGCGACAACACAAACTGACCTCGCCGCCACGCTTATTGCTCCCCTACCTCTCCGCCGTCTACCTGACGCTGAGCCCGCAATGAACACACAAAAACCAAACAATTTGACATACCCTCCAACCCGCGGCACAATCTACCAGCGCGACGGACCCGCACCAGCCCCCGGGACCTCTGCGCAATGCCACTACCAGACCTCACCACGCTCCTCACGCTGGCCGACGCCGCGCCGGCTGCCACCACCGCCACCCCGCCGCCCACCGATTGGGACACTCTGGGGAAATTGGCGCTGAATCTCGGAGGATGGGCAACCATTCTTTGGTCGCTGGCCCTGGCCGCACTCCGCCGGCTCGAGCAATTCGGAAACGACGTCACGGCCAGCCTAAACACCGTCGCAAAAGAAACCCGCGGCCTCCGCCGCGACCTGCACCGCGACCGCCGGCGACTCCGCCGCACCAGACCGGCACCGCCCCACGACCCACCCAGCACCCCGCCGCCGCACGCTCGAGGCCCGACCCCCCCCCCGGCTTAGGTTCTTTCCGACCGAACGACGGAAGCCCCCCGAGGGAACTCGCTTCTACCAAGACTCTGTTTCTTTGCCCGGCCATGCACAGCCTCGAACTCCGCACTGCCGCAAATCTGCCCACAACTCCCAACCGCGTCACGGAGGGAGGAGTTGTCGAAACCGCAGACATGGAACATTCGCAAGCGGCAACAATCTTTGCGCGACCAAACCCAAAGCGCCGCCTAATCGATATGAGACGGCACAAATCCGCCGCCGACGCCCTGGCAAACTGGGAACCGACTGAATCAATCGAAGTTTATGGGTTCACCAAGGGCGCATTCGGATTCCTCGACCTGCTCCTAGCCACGCTCAACAAAACTGGACCGGCCGATTTATCGCTATCGACCTGGACCGCGCACGCTTCACAAATCGGGATTCTCGCCGGCGAACAATCCGCCGGCCGTATCACATCCGGCCGCTTCCTGTTCGATACCAGTTTTGTCAAACGGGAGCCGCAAACCATCCAAGCAATCCGCAAACACTTTGGCCACGGCGCCGTCCGGGTATGCCTCACCCATTCAAAATTTGCCCTGCTCACCGGCAAAAACACAACGGTCACACTCAGAACATCGGCAAACCTCAATCTAAACAAACGCTTCGAAGACTTCACAATCTCGGCCGACCCAGAACTCCACAAATTTTTGACTGCACTCCTCGACGACTTCTGGACCAATCAGAGACCCGAACTTGCCGACCAATCGCCGGGACAAATCGCCAAATACTGGCGCGATCAAATGTGAACCCATTGCTCCGGAAATCGTTCACCAGATCGTCCAATGGCTCATTTCCGGAGCCCCAGACGCCGACGTTTGCGAAGCCGCCGCGACCAAATTTCCCGACCGTGACCCTAAAAAGCTGATGGACGCCGCCTATTCATTCTGCCGCGCCCACGCCCACCCAGACGCCGACACCGTCCGCGGATGGGTGTTTTTAGCCGCTCGTGACCTGTACCGCCGACAAATCGAAGTGGGAGATTTTGCCTCCGCCCTGCGCACCCTCCGCGAAATTGATCACCTCGCGAACTCCTGATGTTTCCCTCCGCCGCGCCATCACACACCACGCGCAACACTGCCTACACGCGGCACAAAACCAAGGCCGCGGCGGCCTCGCGTCTCAAATCAGCCGCCTCCCGGGAAATTGCTCCCGATTGCCCCAGGCCCAAAAGCCTCAAACGCCGCGCGGCCGCGCTCGCGTCGCTTGAGTTTTATTGCAAAACCTACAAACCCAAAATCTTTGACCTGCCATTCTCCGCGGACCATCGCCGCGTAATTGCCGCCCTCGAGACCACCATCCTGCACGGGGGACAAATCGCCGTCGCCATGCCCCGCGGTTCAGGCAAAACCTCACTTTGCGAAGCCGCCGCAGAATGGGCCATTCTCCGCGGCACCCGGAAATTCGTCCTGCTGATCTGCGCCACGGCTCAACACGCCGCCACCTCCCTGCAAGCGCTCGCGCAAACCTTCAGCCGAAACGAGGACCTCGCGGCCGACTTTCCGGCCACCTGTTACCCGCTCCGGCGGCTCGAGGGTATTTCCCAACGCCGCCTGTTGTGGAACGGAACCCCCATCGTCCAGAAACTGACCGCCGAAACCCTCGCCCTGCCCAACCTGCCGCCCTCGCCGACGGCCGGCAGCCTGCTGGCCACGGCCGGCCTCACCGGCAGTATCCGCGGCCGCAAATGGATCACCCCCGACGGCCGCAGCCTCCGGCCTGACCTCGTCATCATCGACGACCCCCAGACCGACCAAAGCGCCAAATCCCCAGCGGGCAACGCCCAACGAGAGGCGCTCATCTTGCAAACCGTGCTTGGCCTCGCCGGCCCCGGCAAGAGCCTGGCCGCCGTCATGCCGTGCACGGTAATCGAACCCGACGACCTGGCCGACCGCTTTCTAGACCACGCCAAACACCCCGAATGGAAAGGGATTCGAACCAAACTTGTCCAGACCTGGCCAACCGACCCCAAAGCCTCCGAACTCTGGACGCAGTACAAAGACATCCGCGCCGCCGCCATGCTCGCCGGCACCACCCCCGGACCGGAAAACGACTTCTACCAGACCCACCGCCCCACGATGGACGCCGGCGCCGTGCTCGCCTGGCCCGAACGACACGCACCCAACGAACTATCGGCACTTCAAAACGCCTACAATCTCCGCTTCGACAAGGGAGACAAGGCCTTTTTGGCCGAGTACCAAAACGACCCGCTCCGCGACGGCGCCGAAACCGCGTCGATACTCAACAACCGGGCCCTCGCCACCCGGCTCAACGGCCAGCCGCGTCACCGGGCCCCAGCCGAGGCCCACTGGATCACCGCCGGAATCGACGTCCAACAGAGCTCTCTTTGGTGGGTGGTCGCCGCCTGGTCGGCCGGCTTCGGCGCGGCCATCCTCGATTATGGTATCTGGCCCCGGCAAACCGCCGAATACGCCAGCCTCGCCAGCCTCCGAAAAACTCTCGCCACCGCATATCCCGGCCAAACCCTCGAAGATCAAATCGCCGCCGGCCTGGACGCCCTCGCCGGACACCTCGCCGGACTCCCCTGGACCAATCCCGCCGGCGAACAACTCACCATCGGCCGCACGCTCATCGATTGCAACTGGAACCAATCGGAATCCGCGGTATTCCGCGTCTGCAACCTGCCCAACGGCCGCACGATCCACGCCACGCCCTCCCGCGGCCGCTTTGTCGGCGCCGGCTCACGCCCAATGGCCGAATGGAACCACAAACCCGGAGACCTCGCCGGCCACTGCTGGCGACTCCCCGCGCCGACCCGAGGCGAACCCCGGACATTGCAAATCGACGTAAACGCCTGGAAATCCATAGTGGCCGACCGCCTGGCCCTGCCGCTGACCGCCGCGGCCGCCATCACGCTGCCCGGCACCGACCCGCGACCCCACGAAATGCTGTGTGACCACCTGGCCGCCGAATACCGGCGACGCGTCACCGGCCGCGGCCGCACAATCGACGAATGGACCGCACGCCCAACGGCCCCCGACAATCACCTTTGGGACGCTCTCATCCTGTCAGCCGTCGCCGCGTCCGTCGCCGGCTGCCCGCTCACCGCGCAACCCACCACGCAACCCAACACCGGCCGCCGCCGGAGAGGAGTACGCTACGCATGAGCCGACCCAAGGGAGCCAAAAACGTCCGAGAACAATCCGACGCCGTCGCCAGCCGCTGCCCACGCTGTTCCTCCACGGACTCAATCAAACTCGGCCGCAAGCAGTACCAACCATTTGCCGGCCTGGACGCCAACGGCCAACCGTTCGACGCCATTTGCCGCCAACGCGTCCAATGCACCCACTGCGGCCAGACGCGCATTGACCGAACGCTCACTTTTCAAGGCCGCGACCCGGACCCCGCATAACTCCCGCCAACAAACACCAAACCGCCTTATTTTCCACTCAAATTTCCGTCGGAACGCTCTGACAATTGTCGCGCCGCCGACTGTCTCCCGCTATGATCGCGCCGAACGCTTCACCCGTCCGCCGCTCGCACACTCCCCCATTTTCCGCCTATGCGCCTCACCACGCTCTTTGCCGCTTTGCTCTGCCTGTGCCTGCTGGCGCTGACCACCGCCGCCCACGCCTCCACGCGCATCGAACGCCATCGCGCAACCTGCTCCGCCGGCAACTGCCCGGCTCCCCCCCGCGCGACCACCAGCACCACGACCCGAACCACAATCACCAAAACCACGACGCGACACCGTCGCCGCTGATCCCCGCCAACCTGTAAGCATCTCTTACCAGTTCCCATGCACAACCTCGCCGACCTCGAAACCGATCTGGAACAACACGCTGTCGGCCTCGACCCGGCCACCATTGCCGCCGCCCTGGCCGCACTGGTCGGACTGGTCGCGCAATGCCGGAACAAAACACCCGCCGCCGCCGCCATCACTGGCAACCCCGGCTTGGCTGAAACCGCCTTACTCCGCGGAGCCATCCGCCGCGAACTCCGCGAGCGCGGAGAACGGCCGACACCGCACCGCGTCGAAGCCGCACTTACTGCGCTGCTCGAGGCCCAACGCCGCGCCGCGCCCCAGGACCGCGCGCAAATCGCCGACGAGTTGACCAAATGGGACCTCGCCTGATGCGCACTGCCACCGCCTGGCTCGCCATCCTGCTCGCCGCAGCCGCCGCCCAATCCCCGGGCCCCGGCGACTGGTCGCCCTCGCCCGAACCGGGACCACTCCCCCAACTCGAGATTGAAGGCCCGGCGACCGCCCCGGCCGGGACGCTGGTCACGCTCACGGCCCGGACGACCGCGCCGAAAACCGCCTGGATTCTTGCCGCCGGCAACCCGTCCACCTGGCGGACCGACACCAACGGCCGCACGGTCACATTTGCCAGCCCGCAGCCCGGCCAATACACATTTGTCGCCGCCGCCGCCGATTCAGCCGCCCTTGTGCTCGCGGAACATCAAATCACGCTGACCGGGACCGACCCAGCCCCGGCGCCGGGACCGGACCCCAGCCCCGACCCCATCCCGGCGCCGGACGCTGGCCGCTACAACCTCGCCGCGACCACGCTCGCGCTCTGTCGCGCCCTGCCGCCAACCGACCGACCGCTCATCGCCGCCATTGCCACCAATTACAACAACGCCGCGCGCCGCATCGCCGCCGGCGACCCCACCTGGCAGACGCCCGACCAAATCCGCCGCCAGACCGCCGAGGCCAACCGCGCCACGCTCGGAGAACACCGCGCCCGCCTCCTGCCTCTGCTGTTCGAACCGCTCGCCCGCACCCTCGCCGGCCTCGAGACCGCCCCGGGACTCTCCACCGCCACCGACCTCGCCACCGCCTGGCGAGAAATCGCCGCCGGCCTCGACGCCTGGAGTCGTCGCCAATGATCGGCCCGATGGGATGGACCTGGAACGCCGAGGCCGTCGGCCGCACACTGGCGACAAGTCCGACGCCGCTCTATCGAATTGCGGCCTGGACCGGCCGCGACATCGGCCGCGGTAAATTCTCCCCGCTTTACCGTGTCTACCACAAAGCCGCCGGCCGAACGCTGCGACCCAACGACCAAACCGTCGGGGATTGCGTAGGCCACGGAGCCGCCAAAGCCGCAGCGCTCGCCGTCGCCGTCGCCGCCCTGGACCAATCCCACCCCATCACCTGGCCCGGCGACCCGTCGCCCGAATGGATCTACGCCGCCAGCCGCGTCGAAATCGGCCGCGGCCGTCTCGGAGCCGGAGACGGATCAACCGGCAGTTGGGCGGCCGACGCCGTCCGGCTCTACGGAATCGTATTCCAGCGCCAATACCCCAACGGCCACGACCTGCGCCAATACGACGGCTCTCGCTCCCGCCAATGGGGCGCACCCCGGGCCGGAGCCCCCAACGACCTCGAGCCGGAGGCCAAACGCCATCGGCTGCTCACCACCTCGCTCGTGACCACCTACGAAGACGCCCGCGACGCCATCGCCGCCGGCTATCCCGTCTACGTCTGCTCCAATCAGGGATTTTCCGACCGCCGGACCGCCGGAGGATACGCCGAGGCCCGCGGCACCTGGCCCCACTGTATGACATTCATTGCCGCCGACGAAACGAGGCCGGAGCCGGCCTTGCTCTGCCTCAATAGTTGGGGACCCGACTGGATCACCGGGCCGACCTGGCCCGAAGACCAACCCGCCGGCTCATTTTGGGTACGCGCCCGCGACGCCCACAACATGCTCGCCCGTCAACCCGACTCATGGGCCCTGTCCGCCTATGAGGGGTTTGAGCCGCGCGATTATCAAAAATGGGTGGCCGCATGAACAACGCCGCCGCCATTGTCGCCGCCCTCGAAGCCGCCATCCTTGCCAACCCGCTCACGCTCTCCGCCACTGTCGACGGCCAAACCGTCACTTTTGCCAGCCTCGCCGACCGCGACCGCACACACACCTACTGGAAAAACCGCGCGGCCGTAGAAAACAACACCCGCCCCCGACTTTTCCGGATGAATCTCGGAGGCCCCACCCGATGAGCCCCACGCCCCTCGAGCGCCTCAGCCGCGCCGGCCTGGCCGCCGTCCGCGCCGCTCAACGTGCCTGGAGTTATGACGCCGCGGAGCCGTCGCCCCTGCGCCGGCACGCCCCGCCAATCCTCCGCCACGAAGACGCCGAACTCACGCCGGACCGCCGCCGCCAATTGCTCGCGGAATCCCGGGACCTGCAACGCAACTACTCCCTCGCCGGATGGATGCTCCGCCGGCACCTCGACTACGTCGCCACGTTCGCGTTTCAGGCCAAAACGGACTCGCCGCAACTCAATACCCGTATCGAACGCCTCTGGAACCAATGGGCGGAGGATCCCGAGGCCTGCAACGCCGCGGGAAAAATCGCCCTTCCCGACCTGATTCGCCTCGCAGAAGCACATCGCACCATCGACGGAGACGTCGGTATTGTGTTTCTCACCGACGGCCGGCTCCAAGCCATTGAATCCGACCGGATCCGAACGCCGCCCGGCGGAATTCCGCCCAATCAAACCGGCCTCGCCATCTGGTCGCACGGAGTCGCCACCGACTCCGCCGGCAAACCCCTGGCTTACGCAATCTGCAAACGCTCCACGCCCAACGACCGGGCCCCCGGCGCCCAAGGATGGACGTTCGACCGCATCGTCGACGCCCAGGACCTCCACCTGCACGCCTATTTCTGGCGTTTTGACTCCACCCGCGGTATCTCCCCATTTGCAGCCGCGCTGACCGACCTCCGCGACCTGGCCGACGCCAAAGCCTATTCGCTCGCCAAAATGAAAATCGGCCAACTCTTCGGACTGGCCCTGTACCGCAATTCCTCCGACCCGCTCGCGCCCGCCACCACCGACGACGGAGACGCCCTGGCCGTCGACTTTTCTCGAGGCCCGTACCAACTCGACTTAGACGCCGGCGACAAAGCCGAAATCCTCGAGAGCAAATCCCCGGCCGGAGAGTTTCAAAGCTGGTTTTCCGCCGTCACCGCGTCGGCTCTGAAGGCCCTGGACATTCCCTTTTCGTTCCACTCCGAAAACTTCACCAATTTCAGCGGCGCGCGGCAGGCCTGGATTCAATACGACCTGTCCGCCAGCCAAAAGAGGCGCGCCACGCTCGCACTCTTGCACAGAATCACCCAATGGAAACTCGAACAATGGATCACGGCCGGAGCCCTGCCACCACTCGACCTGACCGCCCGCCCCTGGCGATGGATCCCCAACGGAGTCCCCTGGATTGACCCGCTTCGCGAAGTCCAAGCCGACACGCTCGCACTCCAAGCGCAACTGACAAGCCGGACCCGCATTCTCGCCGCCCAGGGACAGGACTGGTCCGAAATCGTGACCGAACTGGCCCGGGAACGGGACGAACTCACCGCCGCCGGCCTCTCCGCCCAAATCGGATACCAGACGCCCACCGACACCACCACCACGGACGCCGCACAATGACCCGCTTCCAAACAGACCCCGCCCGCGGCCTCTCCTACCACGACGACGACTGGCAACCCTCCGACGGACCCGCCACGACCACGGCCACCGCCGAGGCCGGCCAACCCAACCGCGGAGGCCGCTACGGAGCCGGATGGATTCGAGGCGCCGCCATCGTCACCCGCGGAGAGGCGTCTGGCCACGGCCTGTGGATCGACGCCAGTTTTCTGGCCAGTGTCGTCGATGCCATCAACGCCCGACCCGAGGGAATCAAGTCACGCTGGTCGCATCCCAACTACTGCAACGACGGACTCGGCCGCGCCGTCGGCCGCGTCACCGACGCATTTCTCGAGGGAGACACCGTCCGCGCCGACATCCATTTCCTCGACGCCGCCACCCGGGCCCCCGAGGGAGATTTGCCCGGCTACCTGCTCGACCTGGCCGACGAGGACCCCACCCTCTTTGGCGTTTCGATCAGCTTTACGCACGACCCCGAAGCCGAAAACGCTTTTCTGACCGACAATTCCAACCCGTTTTTCGTGTCGCCGGACCCCGACAACACCAACAACCTGCCCCACGCGCGGCTCCGCCGGCTCCACGCCGCGGACATCGTCGACGAACCCGCCGCCAACCCCGACGGTATGTTCTCCGCCAACCCCATCAACTGGGAGACGACTACCGCGTACATCACCGGACGCACCAACCAAACGCCGTCCACGCCTCCGCCCGGAATCGACCTGGCCCGCGCTCGCAAATTCTTTGCCGCCTGGCTGCGCCGCAACCAACTCAGCCTCTCCCAACCGAATCAACCGCTGCCCAACCAAATTCCCGACCCGATTCCCGACCCAATCCCCGACCCGATCCCCGAACCCATGCCCAACCCTGCCGCAACTGAAACGCCCTCCCACCCCAACCCCGCGGAACAGCCCGCCGCAGACATTGCCCCGCCCGGCTCTGTCACGGACGACGCCCGCGCCGAGGCCCGCGAATTCCGCCGCAGGTGGGGAGCCGCCGGCCTCGAATACTGGGCCGACGGCCTCACGCCCCAGGAGGCAGCCGACCGTCACACCGCAGCCCTCACCGCCGAACTCGCCGCGCTCAAATCCGCCCGCGGAACGACCCCGCTCGCCACCGCCTCACCCCCGGCCGCCCCGCCGCCCGCGCTCCACGGCCGCGCCCGACTGGTCGCCGCCCTGTCGACGCAATTCCAGAAACGCTGACAACCGCCACGCCCCAAAACGCCAACCACTTCCTCCCCCTTCCGAATAGAGGCCCCCTGTGTCCACGCTGCTCAATATCGCGATTCAAAACGGCTCCGACGCCGTCGTCGGCATCATCGAAGACGTCATCAAAGCCCACCCGGAGATTGAATTCGGAGCCGCCCGCACCATCACCGGAATCAATTTCCGCACGCTGGTCCGCTCCAACCTCCCCACGGCCAATTTCCGCAACGCCAACGAAGGCGGCAACGCCTCCCTCAGCCAATGGGAAAACCGCCTCTACTCGTGTCACATCCTCAATCCCTACTGGGAATACGACAAAGCCGTTGCCGATTCCCACGAAGACGGCGCGGCCGCCGCAATGGCCAATGAGGCGCTCGGAGCGATGGAGGCCGCAATGGTCACGCTCGGCAGCCAATTCTACTACGGGAACAAAGCCACCGGCGGCCAGGCCAAAGGCCACCCGGGACTCCTCGACTTTTTGGACTCGGCTCTCACCGTCGACGCCGGCGGCACGACTGACGACGTCGCCTCGAGTGTGTGGGCCGTTCGCTGGGGAGGCCAGGGAGTCCAATGGCTCTGGGGGAACGGAGGCGAATTGGCGCTCTCCGAAGTTGCCACCGTCCGCGTCACCGACGGCGCCGGCAACCCCTACACCGCCTACCGGCAAGAAATCCTGTCCCGGCCCGGCCTGATGGTCGGCGAACGCTACGCCGTCGGCCGAATCAAAAAACTGACGACCGACAACGGGAAGGGACTCACCGACGGACTCATTTCCGACCTGCTCGCAAAATTTCCCGTAGGCCGCCCCCCCGACGCCCTGTTCCTCTCGAGGCGCTCGCTGAATCAACTCCAACGCAGCCGCACCGCCACCAACGCCACGGGAGCCCCGGCCCCCATCCCCACGGAATCATTCGGAATCCCCCTGTATCCCACCGATTCCATCCTCGACACCGAAAAACTCGCCCTGTAGGCCGCCGCTGTGTTTTGAGGCCCGAACCCCAGCCGCCAGCCGACTTCCAACTCTTTGCACCCCAACGGAACCCCGCAAATGACCATGACCGCCCGCGACGCTGCCCTGTCGCTCACCCGCGCCCTGCCCAACGGCGCCGCCACCGTCACCAGCACCAGCCTCGACACCCGCAACAGCACCCGCGGCGACCTGACGGCGCACACCGAACTGGAAATCTCAGCGCCCGCCCTGACCACCGGCCAACTCGGGAACGGCGCCACAATCACCTATTCGGTAATCGGCTCGACCGCCGCCGACCTGTCCAACCCCGTCACCATTGCCGGCAGTGTGCTCGTACAGACCGGAGCCGGCGGAACCGGCGCCGCCGCGGCCTCAAAACGCGTCGGACTGCCAACCAATTGCCCCCGCTATATCGGCTTCACCGCCACGAACTCCGCCGCCGGCAACGCCAGCGCGGCCAACGCCACGGCTGCGCTCGTCTTCTAATGCCGCTCAACCTCGAGCCGTTCTTATCTGCCGGCCGCGCCGCACTCGGCCGGCAGATCACCTACCGCCGCGGGGGAACCTCAATCTCCCTCACGGCCACGCGCGGCCAACGCGTCACCACACCAGACACCGCAGACCCGGCCAGTTTGGCCCCCCTAGCTCCCACCTGGATCATCCGGGGGAACGACCTGACCGCCAACGGCCAGCCACTCACGCCGCTCGAGGGAGACGAAATCGACCACGCCACCAGCCGCGGAACGGAAACCTACCGGGTAACACCCGACCCGGCCACCGGCCGCACCTGGACGCCGTCGGACAACGCCGCCACCCACCTCCGAATTCACACCACCCGCACCGCCTAAAATGCCCGCGCAACACCCCGCCCGGCTCATCGCCGCCGCCCTCACGGCTCGACTCGCCGCGCTACCGCAGGCCACCGCCAACCCGCCGACCCTGACCGCCGCCCGCTACTGGCGGCCGCCCACTTTTGCCCGGGAACAACTCCCCACAATCCCCGCCGCGCTGATCATTCCGGCGGACGACCTCGAGACCATCGAAACGCGCTCGACCTACGACCGTCAAATCTCAATCGACCTGGCCATCGTCGCCGCCGTCGCCAACGTCGACCCGGCCACAATCGACCCACTGCTCGACCTGGCCGAAGAACTGATCACCCAGGCCCGCACCCTGACCGACGCCTCCGGACTCACCTGGACCCAAACGGCCCGCGACAACCTCGCCCTCGCCGACGCCGACCCGCTCGCCCGCGGCGCCTGGTTTTTTGTCGCCCGGCTGACCTATTCACGCTGACCCAATGCTCCGCCTGCAAACCGCCAGCTTTTTCGACTCCGCCGCGGTACTGACCGCGCTCGACCCATCGCGCCGCGTCGCCCTCGCCCGCGGTGGCGCCTTCATTCGCCGGACCGCCCGTAACTCAATCCGCCGGCGCAAGACGCCCTCCACTCCCGGCCAGCCACCGACCAACCAAACCGGCACACTCAAAAAACTGCTGTTTTTCGGCTACGACCGCTCAACGTCCTCCGTTGTCGTCGGCCCGGCCTTGTTTGCCGGCCGCAAATCACCAGACGGACCGACGCCCCCGACGCTGACTCTTGAAGCCGGCGGAACCTTCTACCGCCAACGCCGCGACGCCCTCGAGGCCCGCCGGATTGAACCGCGGCCGTACATGGGCCCGGCCCTCGCGGCCAACCTGTCCAAACTGCCCCCACTCTGGAAAGACGTCCTCAAATGACCCGCCTGGCCCTCGATTGTGTGATCAGCCGCAACACGGCGCAGACCTACGCCGCCCCGACCTGGAACGCGCTCGAACTGGTCAAAGACGCCACGCTCAACCTCAGCAAGGCCGAAACCGACGTCACGACCCGCGGCTCCGGCGGATGGGCGCAGACGCGCGGCACCATCAAGGAGGCCGAATTGTCTTTCGAAATGGCCGCCGACAACACCAACGCCGATTTTACCGCCTTACGAGATGCCTGGCTCAACGGCACTCAAATCGACCTGGCGGTACTCGACGGAGCCGCCAACGCCTCCGGCGCCCAAGGCCTCCGCGCCCTCTGGGAAATCATCGGATTTACCCGCAACGAAAACCTCCGCGAGGCCGTCACCTATTCCATCACGGCCAAACCCGGATTCAACGTGACCAACCCGCCCGTTTGGATGACCGTCACCTAATGCACAGCTTTTCCGCCGGCGCCCACACGTTTCAAATCAACCTCACGCTGGGGGAACTGCGCCGCGTGCGCGCCGCCGGCTGGGACCTGCTCGCACTGGACGCCGGCGACCCCCCGCTAGCGCTCCGGCTCCGCTCTGACCCCTACACCACCGGCGAAATCCTCTGGGCCCTCCTCGCCCCGCAACTCGAACACGCCAACCTCTCCGAGACCGACTTTGTCGGCCTCCTCGACGGCCCGGCGCTCGCCGCCGCCTACCAAGCGCTGACGGAGGAACTTGTCGATTTTTTCCAGAAACTCGGCCGGACGGACCTGGCAGAACTGCTCCACACCAGCGGACGGATTTGGGCGAAGGCACTGGTAACGGCCACCTCCACCCTCGAGAGAACCGAAATCCCTGGAACGCCGTCGCCATCCTCGCCGCCCGCGCTCAACTCGAGCCCTGGCCCTGGACCCTCCGCGAACTCGCCGCAGCCGCCGACCGACGCAGCCGCGACGAATGGACGCACACCGCCACCCTCGCCGCCATCATCGCCGCCACCATCCCCGGCAACACCCACACGCACCCCCGGCACTGGTATCCCTGGCCGGACGAATGGCCCGACCCCCCGCTAACCCGCGTCCCCATTACCGCCCTCAGGATCTTTCTGCCCAATGGCCACTAGCCCCAGCGGGATCCGCGCCGGCCGCGCCTTTGTCGAACTGTTCGCCGCGGACGGACCCCTCACGGCCAGCCTCGCCAAATGGGAAAACAAACTGGCTGGCTGGTCGGACCGCGTCACCGCCGCCGGCCGCGTCGCCCTCACGGCCTCCGCCGCGATTCTCGCGCCGCTCGCCGCTGCCACCGCCAATTTTGTCGCCTCCGGCAGCCAACTGGACGACATTGCCCAACGCACCGGCGCCAACGCCGAGGCGCTCAGTGTGCTGGGATACGCCGCCGGCCGCACCGGCAGCAGCCTCGAAGCCGTCGAAAAAGCGCTGCTCAAAACGCAGAAAGCCGCCGCAGAAGCCGCCGCCGGCTCGAAAGGAGCAGAAGAGACCCTCGCCGCCGTCGGACTGACCGCCGCGGACCTCGCCGGACTGTCAGCCGACCAACAATTCTCCCGCATCGCCGACGCCCTCAACGGAATCGCCGACCCGGCCAGCAAAACCGCCGCCGCCCTCGAACTCTGGGGAAAATCCGGCGCCGAACTGATTCCGCTCGCCACCGAACTTGCCGACCTCGAGGCCGAGGCCAAACAACTGGGAATCACGATGGACGGCGCGGCCGTCGCCGCGGCCGCCGCTCTGGGGGATTCCTTCGACCGCCTCAAAGCCGCCGGCGGAGGCGTCACCAACCAAATCGGCGCGGCCCTCGCGCCGGCTCTGACCGCCGCCATCGACGCCCTCACCAACGCCACGGCTCAAACCGCCGCCTGGATCAGAGAACACCAAACCGCCGTCACTGTCGCCGCGGCCGCCGCCGTCGCCGTCGGAA